TAATACCTTGTCTAATATGTGTAAATTGAAAACTATCTACTTTTACAGCAATCACAGGAGTAAAAGTTTCTCTTGGGTACACAACATAATATTGTTTTTTCCAATAAGTATTCCACTCTATATGAAACGCTGAAATATTTGGGTTTTTTAAAATAAAAGACTTTATATTTTCGAAATGATAATCATGATAAATTTCATCAGAGTCTATTATAAAACAATAATCAAAATTGTTTTTGTAAAAATATTTTAATGCAAAATTGCGTTGATCTACTTCATTTGCCCAATGATCTTTAATAAGTTCAAAATTAGAATTTTTTTTGCAAAGACAATTTAATTTTTCTAGTAGATCATTATTATTTGAGGGTTTTCCATTCCAAGGAATATCAGAAACAAGAAAAATTATTTTATCTAATTTATCTTTTATTGATGATAATGACATCTCTAAAAATTCATAATCTTCATACAAACAATAAACAGCACCAAATTTCATAATTTCTCTACAAGTTATTTAATTTATCTTACTTAATAATTATATATAAAAAAACTAAGACACTAAATTAATATTTATTTTATTGATTTTGTTATTATTTCTGCTTTTTTATATTTTGGATCGTCTTGATGCACAATAGCTAAAGTAAGTTTAATATCTTCTATTGTCTCTTGTATATCATTTAACTTCACATTAATATCATTAAGTTGAATTATAACAGGATCTTTCTTTATACATTCAGCTACAGTAATTTCTACCCTCTTATTTACATAAGCATAGGTTCCACCTATAATTGTAGAACAAGCAATTACTATTACTATCACATAATATGCTATTACAATAGAATTTTTTTAATCATCATTACTCCTTGTTGTTATAATGTTGTTTTATTTATGTAATGAATCTTGTGTTAAACTTTCTTCAAGCTGTTCTATACGTCTATTAAGCCGCTGTAACTCAGCTACTGCCAATTCTAAAACTTTTTGTGTCTTCCACGACTCAACTTCTCCTGCTTCATTATAATTTGCGAGCTCAGAACACACTTCTGCTACTTGCTCAGCAATAAAACCAAAATCTTCTTTTCCTCTACAATGATCTGATACAGTTTCATTATTCTTCCAAGTATATCTTTTAAGTTCTATATCTTGCAAAAGACTTGAACTTATATCTAACTCTCGTATATTTTCTTTATATCGTTTTGAACTTGCCACTTTAAAGATTTTATATGATCCGTCAATATTAACATCAGATGTAGCTGATCCTGTAGAAATACCCAATGAATAAAAACTATACCCAGGTATCACATAAATACTACCTGCGACATTAATATTGCCAATAACATGTAATTGTGAACTTGGTATATCTGTACCTATCCCAACTTTGCCATCATTAGTTATTCTAACACGCTCACTCAAATAAGATGAACCTTCTAAACCGCAAGTATAAACAGCTATTCCAGCTTGTGCACCTGTACCAGACTCTGAAACAGATACTATCCTAGCTGTAATATCGTTGTCTGATCCTGGTGATGTATCTCCGCCAGATCGAAAGTCAAGTGAACAGAACTCATCTCCAACAGCGGAGATTGATTTATCGCCTGTTATTGTGAGTTTTACGGTTTCGTCAGTAGCTGGACGAATTTCAACGTCGGTCAATGGCGCACCTGTTCCGATTCCAACTTTACCATCGGAATCAATGATCATCCTGAGAGTTCCAATTATTGTATTCAACGTTGCTGTTCTGAAATTTATCTCAGTAGATGCGTTTCCTGCACTGGTGCCGCCGCCTATATGTAAGATGTTTGCTGAATCGTTATTGTCAACTGTAATTATTGATACTGGTTCTTCGTCAAGATCATATGACGGAACTCCAATTCTCAGATATTTTCTGGTATTATCTGACATTCCGCTATCAGAGACATTATTTCCTGCTATTATTCCGAATGTCCCACCCAGTATTTGTCCGATTTGCATCTTTGCTTGTGGCTGTGTAACACCGATACCTACAAGTCCGTCGTAGGTTATTCTCATCCTTTCAGATTCTGTTCCAGCACTAGCAGTCATAATCACCAGATCAACATTGTCAGTACCTGATGATCCAGCTGATAAGTAAGCAACTCCCGTTCTAACACCAACTCCCATAAATTCTGATATTGCATCAGCTCCACGAACAACCAAAATAGATGTAGCATCTGACCCGTTTACAATTTCGAGTTTATTTCCTGGAGCATCTGTTCCAATTCCGACGTTGCCCAAATGATCAATCCGTACACGCTCTTTTATATACGGCGCAGATACGCTATCTGTCGTATAAAATGCCATTCCCGCATACGCGCCATTACCAATCTCAGCTACTGACACTATCCTACCAACAATATCGTTGTCTGATTGCGGAGACGTATCTCCACCAGACCTAAAATCGACGGAACAATATTCGTCACCGACAGCGGAGATTGATTTATCGCCTGTTATTGTGAGTTTTACGGTTTCGTCAGTATCTGGACGAATTTCAACGTCGGTCAATGGCGTATCTGTTCCAATCCCTACTTTACCATCGTAGGTTATTCTCATCCTTTCATTTGCACCATTAGTTCTAAAAACTAAGTAAGGAGAACCAGAATTATAATTGCTTATAATAGAAGCATTCTGATTATTAGATGGGGTACCGAAATACACGACACCAGAAGTTGTATCTGTTGATAATAAGTTTATTGACGCAGTCGAGCTATTCTCAATTGTAAGTCCATTACTTGAAATTGCAGTTGCTCCACTAATGCCCTTCATAATGTGTAATTTATCAGTTGGGTTTGTTGTACCAATACCAACACCTGTGCCATTGTCGAAAATGATAGAATTACCCTGAGAATTACTTGTCAACCATTTTGCAAGATAGTTCTCTGTCCCAGAACCAGAAATAATATCTGAAGCTTCTACACTACTTGACACTAAATTTTTATTTTCGTCAGTCACTACAACTTTTGAAGCTGTCAAACAATCTGATCTGATAGACCCGACAACATGCAATGCGACTCCGGGTATTGTCGTACCTATCCCAACATTGCCATCTGATGTTATTCTCATCCTTTCAGTTTCTGTTCCAGCATTAGCAGTTCTGAGTACCAGACCAACATTATCTGAACCTGATGAACCTGCAGTCAAATACGCAAGACCTGTTCCAATACCAACTCCCATATATTCACTTGTTGCATCAGCTCCCCTGACATACAAAATAGATGATGAATCTGACCCATTCACAATGTCGAGTTTTACTTCAGGAGTTGTTGTTCCTATACCCAGATTTCCGACATTGAAAAAACTTGAAGTCACTGCACTTATCTTTGTGTTTATCGTTGAACCATCGTCAGCATAGCCATAGATATAGCCAGTAGAATCATTCCCGAAGACAAGCCATCTGTGAAAACTTGCTGGTATTGCACTCGCCCAGTCAAAATAAACTGAAGTAGAAAGTACACCGTCAGTACTTCCGCTAGGCCCAATGTACAACCTTGTGCTCTTGTAGCCATCAGATCCCATTTTCAGTTCATTACCAGACCATTTTACCCATTTATTGTCATTATTTCCCATCAAGTAAATTAGTTGATCAGTCCCATTGATCGTCAAGATCTCAGTTCCAGCTCTTGTTGTAGACACACCAAGAAGTGCTTTCTCGCTGTACGCCCATGCATTCTGCGTATACAAAGCTATATATCCACCTGTCGGCTCTGTTTCATAATTAGGACATTTTGTTTCTATAAAAGTCCAATTTCCTATGTAAACTACATCGCAATAAACAGTAGACTGATATATAGAATAATATTTCAGCCAGATTTCGATGACATTGTTTGTAATACCAAAACCAGACCTGTGAACAACGTTTATGTCTTTAAACGAACAGTACGTTGAAGTGCTTGTGCCGCACGAGACCGTTGTGTATAAAGCTGCAATGTATGTCGCGTTGAAACTCGAAGACCCATTCATCACATGAACAACGATTTTTTGATCTGTCTTTCCTTGTGTAGAGATCGCTCTGCCAAAGACAGTAGCAGAAAAACGTCCTGTCGCGTATTCACCGTTGAGTGTAATTTCAGCGACTTTCACCCACTTGTCATCAGATGTCGCGTAATCAGTAGACACGCCCCAGTCGACAGTCTTTCTTGACAGCCCATTTGCTGTGTAGCCGTAGTCTAGAAGCGATAAAGTGGTAGAAGATACGATTTGTTTACTTGAATCAGAGTATAAGACGTTGTTTGAAGTGAGCAAATCGTCTGAAGTGACTGTTCCTTCGACGTGTGTATCTCCTGTCAAAAGTTTGCTTCTTATATCAAGTGTCGCTGTGCTTGCAGAAAGTAAACTTGACACAGAGTTACTATTGTCTATAATGATTGCATTATATGTGTTAGTAAGCGGGCCAGTGATCACATAAGATGGTGCAGATAATAATAAAACACCACCGTCTACAAGTGAATTTAAAGCTTTTTGAACAGCAGCGGTGCAATCAGAATCATAAGCAAGACCCCACCATTCAGGTCTTACCCATGGTACTGACCCTTGTGAAAATGTGACAGCACCTGTTCCGTCGAAGATCTTGTGGAGGGGGTCACCAACAAGACCACCAACGAAGTTTATGGTGTATGTCGTATGTACAAATTTAGATCCATTTACAAATTTTATGCTGCATGCAGAGGGTATCGTTAGATTTTGCGATATTGTCTTGTTTGCAGGTATGTTTACTGTACTTGTAGATGAAGCTAAGTATGCAGCAAAGTCAGTTATGTCTACGTTTTGAGTAGTGTCAAAGATTCTTTCGTAAGCTGTCATTATCGTGCTCCTTCGTACTGTCTAAGACGACCTTCTGTTTTAGCTTTAAGCAGAACTTCACCAATGATTGGCGCAAGTTGATCGACTGTATATCTTGCTGCTCTCATATCATATTGCGCATCAGTTCCGAGATTAATGTTTAGACTAACTTGACTAGAATTATCTACAGAATTGGGTCTTTTTATCAAGTCAAAAAGAGCTGCCTGATCACGTGAATTCAAGATCATTTCACGTGAATTTACCATCGCCATTTGTCTGTCACCGACAGTTGAATTACCTGGGACAATGCCCGATTGTGCATATTTTAGTTTAGAAATGTTAGCAACTTGTGCCATGCCCGTTGCAACAATCAATCCCACTTTCCACAATTGCCCTGAAGCTATCGCCTTTGTCACACCAATGTAAACGTTTGCCGTTGCTTGTGCAATGTCAAGAGTCTTTTGCACTCCAGATGTGCTTTTGACAGCAGTTGCAATTGTTTGTAAAGAACCTATTGTGTAGTCAGTTGTCGCTTGCATTGTTGCATATTTTTTTTGCTCTGTCTGTTTATCCCTGTCTTGTTTATCTTTTTGTGTTTTTTTGTCAAGTGTGTCGAGCTCTAATTTGTGTCTTTGTTCAACTAAAAACCGAGCAGTTGAACCTTCTTCATATATCTTGAGTTCTTCTTCTTGTTGTATCTTTAGTATCTCAAGTTCTTGAGTGCTCTTGTCTGCTTTTGCTAAAATCTCAGCCTGTTGTAACGCAAGTTTTGCATCGTGTAGTTGTGTTGAAAACTCAAGACTTTTTTTCTGAATCGCTTCATCTTCTTTTCCCGGCTCCCCTATATCATATATCTCTTTAGCAGCTTGTGGCCCAAGAGCTTTGTCAGTCATCCCGTACAATGGGTAACTCGAGTTCATCTCTTTTTCAAGTGCTTCTATTTCTTTTTGTAACTCTGTCTCATATTGTATTTGTTCTTGAAGTTGTTCGATTCGTATTTGTAGCTCATCTTCTGTTAGTTCTTTTTTTGCGCTGGTAGCCCCGCCGCCAGCACTGCTTGTTGTTCTAGTTCCAGTCATTTTCCCTAATGCTTGTTGTGTTTTATAAATAAGTTCTTCGTACTCGGCAAATTTTTTGTTTGCATCGGCAAGTCCCTTTTCTGCCATCTTGACAGAAATTATTCCAGCCCCGCCAGGCATATTATCAAGATTTTTCTGTGCGCTTTCTACTACTGCTTGTTGTTCCTTGTATTTGTTTTTTAACGTTTCGATGTGTTTTATTAATCTATTGATACCTTCTTTTTCGTTTTCTCCTTGAGCAACGCTAATAGTTTCATTGGTTTGTAGTAATTCTCTTGAAACGCCCTTTATCATCTGTATTTCTGCGTTTAGCCCTTTAAGTATCACCGTCCCGGCGGGTATAGCGAGAGTCGCAATTGACAGTTGTAACTCTTTCCATTCCCGCATCAGCGGTAAAAGGTCTTTACCCAGTTTTTCAGACATATCCCCTATTATATTATTTGTTTGCTCAAGTTTACCGACATCTGTTTCTGCCATAGCACGAGCAACACCACCAAATGCCGATTCTACAGATTTCAGGATTATCTCTTGCGCCTCATATAGTTTACCTGATTCTTCTAGTTGCGCTACTAGTTCTTTCTCTTGTTTTGTCCATACAAAACCTTGTCTGCTTAAAGATGACATACCTTGTGTCGGAGAATCAATCGCTTTACCAAGCGCCTGGGCAGCAGACACTAAATCAGTACCCATCACTGCTGCCATATCAATAACGGCTTCGGTAGTTCGTATAAAATTATCCCCTTTTATATTCTGGAATCCAAGAAGCACTGCCTGCAGATTTTCAATTGTTTCATTACCATGTGTAGTTACCGATTGTAATCCATTAGCCACCTCTTGCAATTGTTCTGTTGTAAATCCGGCTGCCATGCCTGTTGACCGTATTACCGCTGCCAATTTCGCATCTGCATCAGTTTGTTTTTTAAGCTCATTTGTTGCATCTGATAAATATCCGGATATCTGTCGGAAGATCCAAAGACCTGCTGCTGTTTTTACAAGTTTATCAATTGATGCCCCCATTGATAAAAACCCGCCAGATGCTTTTGCTGTGGATGCTTTGGCGGCATTACCCATTGAATCGAGCTTGCTGTTTATTTTGTCAATATTTGCTGAGATATAATCTTTGATTCGAGCTTCCATGTCGATAATGTCACTCATAACATACTCCTCTTACTTTCGGCAAGATATCTATTGTAAAGTGCTTCTGCCATACTATATCTGGGAGAAACGTCTTCATATCGCGGGAACTGTGATGATGGGTGTGTCTTATAAAAATCATTTATATTTATAAACTTCCAGACAGAATCAGGAATGAAATTTACAGGACAAGACCAAAACCGTGTCTCAGTGTCATCGTCAATGAACGTCGGAGTCGCCATCAATGTCTTCCCGTCACAACCCCACACAGCTTTACGACTTTGATCTCTTTTACAATCTGAGCAGATGTAGTTGCGGCCGGCTGCCCCGCTCAATAAGAAGGCCGCTACTTTAAACCCAATACCTCTTCCTCTGTCAAAGATGCCCTTTTTAAAATCGCCTGTGCTAATTCTTCAATCAGATCTTTTGGAAGGCAATCAATCCCATTTTTAAAAGTAACTTCTTTCCCATCAACATCATAATAATTTTCCCATTTTACAAGACCTTCTTTTATTACATTGACAAGAAACTTTCCGCGCTGTACTTTCACATTCATCACTCCATTTGCTGTACTGACTTCTCCCGACATTTCGTCACTATATCTCCAGACTTTTTCACCAGAGACAGGTTTTAATGTAAACACAGGCCTCAGATCTTCTTCCATGTCTCGAAAAACAAGAGGTGTGTACCGAAATGTCTCTTCTGGGTGTATCGCTGCAAACCTTCTTATCTTTTCAAGATACTCTTTACTTATCACTACATCTTTCATGCTATCTCCTTTGTTAGAATCAGCTCGTGTATCACTAGGCATAACAAAATATTTTCTATATATAACTATATTATTAACATTCTATTATGTCTTAGACCCTTGTAGAATTTCAAATTCATCATTGCCATACGTGCCACGTTTTAATTCAAGTGATAATGAGTTTGCGATGTGTCCCTCTCTAACTTCTGCATCATAAGCTTTAGTGATCTGTACAGTGGGCGCTGAAAAAGTTATCGGTACAGAACCACCGATCGTCACAGAAAATGTCCCAGACGAATTGTTTATCTGTGTAGAGTACAAGTCTTGTTCTGTTGTTGTCACCATGTCTGGGTCAGTTGTCATAGTCATAGCACGATCAGAAATATGTGCTCCACCAAAGCCAGCTCCTTTCGAAATATCACTGAAAAGCTCTACGACTTCTCCACCATCTACTGTGAACTTCGATGGAAATTGCCATGTGCCAAAGAGTGAAAAAGTTGCAGCAAGTACAGCAGGCGGTAGACTCGTATCAAAACCCGTTGGAGTAATCAAAGACGCATAATCTCTTGTAAATACAGAATGTAAAATACCAGTGAACTCGAAAGTAACTTTCACTGGCTGACCGATTTGCGGTGAGTCTAGTGTAAGTTTTCCCATACACCCATAAGCTTTTATGACAAGTTGGTCTGGCGTCAGACCTTCTTGAGGCATAGCAACCTCGATCGTTCCAGGGACCGAGTTATAGAGAGCGTTGGGTGTGAGAGAAATGCCAGACGAACCAAACGCCGTTTGTTTATAACCGCAGCACCTGATCATTTCAAAGAATTTCGGCGCAACATTTGCAGCTGAACCAGGGTAAATGTCTACAGAGCAGCTTACAGTACATTTTCTTTTTCCAGATATAGACAAGTCTCTTGAATAGTTACCTCTTAGAAGCTTTCTAGCATAACTCTCTATCTCTGGAGTTATCTTGACGTCATATACTCTCTGATTGTAATCGGCGTTAGTTAGAGTCTCAGCAGTGTATGGTGTAGCCTCTATGCTAAAACCGAAAGTCTTTTGTACATCCATTAAACGTAACATTGTTTTCTCCTTTGTTTACACCATGGCGTACGGATTATGAACTTGAATAGAATAATATAACTCGAACACTATAGATATACCACAATTCGGCACTTCTCTTTCAGTTCCCCAGGGGGTGTCAGACAGCCAGATCAGCTCGAAAAGCGTCCGATCGCCACCAGAGGGTTTACAATAATAATTGTACCCGAAATATTTCTGTATATCAGCTAGAACTTTATCTTGTGCAAGAGATGTGTCGTTGACATCGTTTAAAAAAACGTCAAGTTGAACAGGAAGCATAATATCATAGAGTGGGTTATTTCCGATCTTGTATCTGTCACCGAGACGACGTTCTTCGTCGTACAAGATGTTTACTGTAGGGTATGTAGACATTTGCTCCATGTTTATAGCTGGATCAAACACATCTGTGAACGAATAATTATACCCTCCAGCGACAGTGATCTCTTTTATGCACGCTTTCAGTGCAGAACGTATTTTTGTCTTAACACTGTCCATTTACATATGTCTCCAGACTTTTATGTGCCTCGTTTAGTGCTTTTATACCGACATCAAGATATTCTTTGAGCTTGTTATATGAAAGGGCACGTAAGCTATAGTGTAATGACATAGCATATAGATGTCTTTCATAGTATCCGATTGCAAGTCTTGAAAAAGGGACTTCATTTCTCATAGGGAACGACACCCACTTTGCATCAGTCTTAGATGTTTTGTTAAGAGCAGTAGTCCACATTTTTATAGCTGAATCAAATTTTTTATTGTAAAAGTATACATCACCTAAAAAAATATATGGCTCTGGGTATACTATACTGTGTGATAGCGCTATTCTGCAATAAGATTCTACTTGTAAAATATTTTCTGTACGAAAGTCTTTTAATTGTACTCTTGGGTTTGCACTACCATAAGCAAGCATTCTTGCAAGTTCTATAGCAGTGCTGTAAAGCATCTCACTTCCTGTGTCAAGTGAAGATAAAATTTCATCAAGTAAACTTATCCCATATTTTACTTCATTATCGTCTTGAGACACAAGACTATCTCTTCCGAGAAAATATTTTGTCTGAACATCATGAGTGTCTTTTTTATATTCATGTTTTAAGATTCTTGTATTACGACATGCTGAGTTGTGTGGCGTCTTCACTGGAGCGTGTGAAATATAGACATTATTTATCTGTGCGTTCTTCACCATGTGGAAATACGGGAATGTCATTTCATGTGCAGGCCGTTCCCAGTATATTTCTTGTGTATCGAAAATTCTTTCTCTCCAGAAAAATGTATCTACATTACCTTTGACGCTGTGTAAAAGCGCGTATGGTAATCGCCACACTATGATGTCTTTATATTCTTGTCTTCTTATATGGTCGTGCATTTTAACGTAATTTTCAAAATATAGTGGCAACATGACATCATCCGTGTCAAGCCACATGAACTTATCAGACTTAGTGTTCTTTCTAGCAAAGTCTCTTGCACCGCCGAAATCGCCAAACGGGTGTTCTTCTGTTTCCCATGCAAAATGTAAAGGTTCAACACCATAGTCTCTGACTGTCTTATCTATTTCACTGTCAAGTGATGTATTCACGATGACGATCTCGTCAAAAAACTCTTTAGCACGAAAAGACATAAGACATCTCTTCAGTAAAGCGCTTTCTCCAGGGCCAACAATCATGTTCAGTGCAACAGTTGTCATATCATATCTTTCTTAAAATTATGTGACAGTGTTCAGGTTCTTTATACCACTCAGAAATCACAAGTTCTGTTCCCTTAAAAACATCTACTACGCACTGTACACTTTTTTTTATGTTTACGTGAAGAAATGACTCTCTTGTACTTATCGGTGTGTCTATAAGTATAAGCCCGCCCTTTTTTAAAAGTCTTACTGATTCTGATGCAAGTATTGAAAGTGTATCATCATACACGTGTTCAATGATGTCAGCAAGAATAATAGTATCAAAAAAGTCAGACGAGAGCCATGCTAGACCATTCGAGACATCATGCCTTATATATGTCCTATTAATACTATTGATATCGTTATTTTTATGAAATAGAGCCATGCTAGCTAATGAGTAATCAATTGATATGACAAATCTGTCAGTCAATGCTTTTGCAATCTCGCCCCTCCCACACCCTATGTCTAAAACGCTCAAACCACTTGACAGATATTTTAAGAGTGATACAAGTCTATCTGGCAACTTTCCACTCTCATTGTAGCCGTCACAGCTGTTAATATAGTAAAAAGTGTTATAGTTATCTTGTGATATCGTTTTCATTTTTTACTCTTTTGACTCTTTTGAAAGCAGAAAAGCCCGTCGGTGAAGTTTCTATAAGAGATATTTGCTCGTAATCTTTTGAAGACTCTAAGTACGGCCTTATTTTTTCAGTCTTTTTTGTAAACCAATCGTGGCATGCTACTATTTTTATGTCATTTTTTACAAGATTAAAATCGTTAACGTTCTTTCTCCATCTTCAGCTCCGTCAAGAAACACCATGTCAAACTGTATTTCTTTAGAGATTTCTTTTATTTTTTCTGTAGAGTCACCAAGAATCAAGCACACATAAACTTTCAAGAAAGAAAGGTCTGTGTTATAAATATCTTCTGCTATATCGTGATTTGCTTTATCGTTCTCTATCGAGTAAAGATGTCCTCCGTTTGCTTTAGCAGCTGATGCAAGAATGTACGTGCTTCCTACACCCTTCCATGTGCCAACTTCCAAAATTTTTGTACACTTGTTCTTTATAGTAAGGTCATATAGCGCTTTTCTCTCTTCAGGAACCATTTGCCCAAACTCTGGGTTCGCATCAAATCTTGTAATCATAATATCAAAATTACTCATCATAAGCTCCTAAGCACTTTTTCCCATTTTGAATAGACTGTCTTTATCCTCTTGTCATTGTCTATTTTCATTTTATTACTTATAGATAACAGTTGATCTTTTGATAGTTGAAATATATCTTCTTCGTCATCAAATAACACGATTTCTTTCATATCACCACCATAAAAATCAGAAAAATCAATCCAGTGTTCTACTGTCTTCTTGTCTCTATAATTATTTGGATCAAAATCACTTTTGTAATCAAGTATGCTCTCTGCTTTTAAATGTGGAGTCTGTTGTCTCCATGATATCTGTGACAAGACTTTTCCTTCTTCATACAATCCCATAAGTCTTTTTTTCGAAGGAAAGAATACTGGTTGACAAGCCATATACTGCTCGAATGTGCTCATCGTACTTACATTATACGGATAATGAATACACCCTTTAAAATCAGCGACAGTTTGCCATGCGTGTCCAGCTTGAAGTGCGTTATGTTTTTTTATCATTCTTCCACTTGCATCATGCATGTCTTGACAAGCATAATAAAGATATCGTTCGATTATAGGGTTATATAACGCGCCAGTGTACTGACACAAAGACGGTATGTATTCTACGCTCTCTTGTATAAAACTCTCAGTATATTTTTTGTCATACATACTGTTTGCTGAAATGTGAACTTTTTTAGACTTGATTTCTTCTTTTAAATACTCATTGAACTCTTGCCACAGTTCTTTTGTGTGCTCGACTCCGAGTTCGTATCTGATAGGGATGTGGACTATGATCGGTTTATCAAAATATTTGTACAACCATGCAAAGACAGGGGGGTAACAACAAATAAACCCATCAAATTTTTTAAAGGCGTTCTTGTATGTCTTATAGAACTCTTCAAATTTTTTCTTGTTTATCGTTTCACACCAATTGTTTCCGTTCAACATCTGTATATTTGCTTGTGGTCTACCAATCACTCTAGAGTGTCCTGACAAAGAAAACTCAGTGACCTGATGCCCGAGCTGATTAAAAATATATCTGATGTCGGCACTTACAGCAATATGACAGTCTATAGAAAGAAAGTTCACTCTTTTGCTCCATGTCTTTCTTTTTCAGAAATCAACTCTACAAGACTCTTGTTATAAAAATATATCGGGTGAAATATGTAAACCTCTTTTTTAAGCATAGATCTTACATTATATGAAAACTTTTTGTCTTCACCAAAGTCTATTTCTTGAAAGAAAACTCTTTTTGCTATCACTGATTTCATGGGATTAAGGTGATTGGGTGTCCTGTAAAAAGCATCAGTCCCAGTGTAGTGACCTTGAAATTGTATAGAGTGTCTAAAAAGTTGTGGGCTATACCCATCACCACGCATTATGCCCTCAATGCCGACACAGTCTGGCTTACTTTCAAGTGCTATCATTATAGACTCTATGTAATCATCAGAAACTTCATCGTCGTCATCTATGAACGTGACATACTCACCCTTAGATTTTCTTAAAAGCCGATTTCTTTTTGCTCCTACACACAGTTCACCATTGTCTTCTTCTATCAAAATTTCTATATTGTTCTTGTCTTTACATTGTTTTTCAAGTTGACAAGTAAGACGAGAAAGTTCTTTGTCTCTTTTTAAAAGATGGCAAATCAAGATTGACAAGATTATTGTAGAGTGTTCCATTGTCCTATTCCGTTTTCTATAAGATTTCTTGCAACAACAGTTGCATAAGCTACAGCGTATGCTTTGTGCTGATTAGCTTCACGTTGTACTGGCTGCAGTCTTGAACATGTAAGATCTACAGCACTCTTTTGTCTTGTCACATGATCATGATAAATAACAACATCAGAAAGATATTTTTTTAAGCCAGTCATCAGACCAACCATAGTCCACACTGAATCGATCATGTCAGCATGGAAAAACTCGCACATGAACGGTTTTTTTGATGCATCAACAAGTTTTCTTGTCACAAAAAGATTCACACAGCACTTTTCATGTGCTATAAAATCATCATCACAGTGTACAATAGCAAGACCATCAGACTCATTTATAGCTTTCAAGATTTTTTCATCCCACCCACTTGTCTTAAAGATCATGTCGTCGCCGATCTCTGTTACTATAGCGTCTCTATACTTGGTAGTGTCATACATCAAGTTCCAATACAATGACAAATTAGGTTGCATAGTATCTTCATCAATTACTTCGTACATTCCTGTGATTCTACTATATGATGACACAAATTCTCTTGAAATAGTATCGTTTACGTTCAAACAGAAAGAAAAAACTATAGACTCTTTATTACTACAAGTGTCTAAAGCACTATCAATACAAGTCTTTAGTTTACTTATTCGCTTGAACGTAGGCATCATTAAGCAAATTCTCTTATATTCAGTCATACTACCATCCCTACATAATGTTTGTCTTCCGGATCAGGAACTTCAATATCAGTCGATAAATACTTTATCTTTTGTATATTTGCTCTTACATGTGCTATGTGATCAGACACAATCACTGGCCAGATGTATCGTCCTAAGAAAATCTGGTCACTTCCGTGATATAGTCCTCTCGGGTTTTGTTTGCATGGCTGTATGATAGATAACCATGTTGCAAGTTTCACATCAAAGTTTTGTACACACCCTGGTATTGCTCCCCATGTACCACCAAGAATGAAAGTCTGGTGTGATTCACAGTCTCTTATGATATGAAATGACTTCTTGCTTTCTACCCACTCATTCACCATCTTTACTTCTCTATCTGTAAACCGCGAATCGGTGTCTCGTACGATAAAGCGCTCTATTTTATCATCATCAAACATGGGATGAAAACGCCAATAAAGCCCAAGAACATCTATAGACTTTTCCATCAACACAAGCTCTGCACCAGTGTCTTGTATCTTTTGTAAAATTTCTTTGTCTACTGTGTCATCATGGTAAAACCTACACACCCAATTGGGATAAAAGTCTTTAGAGTGTTCAGCATTCCATATAGCACCATTTGTATATAGCGGGTTATTTCCCCATAATGAGAACGAAATTATTTTTTTCATCGTATAACTTCTATGTTGTATTTAACTCTTGATTTTATATAATTTTTCCCTATAGTCTTGAATCTTTCAAGCATGTATAATCTTTTCTTAATATACACATGCTTTGTACGTATCCACTTATTTTTTACCTTGAAAACTAAAAATTTTTTTGTCTTTGGGTATATATGACCAGAAAAATTGAAGTGCTGATGTACTTTCAAGTACCATGCCCTTTTTTCTACTGTCAAGTTACCATAAAAATATCCTTTTTCTATCCTTGTCTTGACATTTAGTGAATTGGCTGCCATCCCTGACCGACGTTTTAGTCCTGGTCTACCGCTCAGCATTCTTGTAGTAATATAGTCTTCATATTGTCTAAGCCCTTGTTGCAATCCAGACGATATAGCTGTGTTTATCTTTCCTACCTTGTCTTTATTATTTTTTACAATCTTTGACAAATTTTTAATCGTAATTATCATATAATTTTTCTCTGATATGATTCAAGAATAGATTCAACTTCATCTGTCAATGGTGTCGGTCTTTTTTCAGACGTCTTTCTATTTGTTGAATCTCTGTTTGTACTTTCAAGTTCAAAGTCATCTTTATGTTTCCAATAGTACCTCACCTGCATTTCTGCAGCACGAACGATGTCTGGACACTGGTCAATTAGCGACTGTTGTGTGATAGCTGTTATAACTGCAGTTCCATCACCCAGTGCAGTGATATTCTCGTCAGTATATTCTGTGAGTGTCTCGCCATTCTCAAAGACACCATAGAGTATTTCGATTGTTAATGTAGTGGTAGTTACTGCTGAAACGATTCCCACAGCACCCGATGTCCCGCCAAGTGCAAAACTGCCCACATTCCACAGTCCAGCGATCGTACAAGTATATGTAGACTTTACGCTTTCGTATGCAAGACCCCCGACATACCTTACTCTTATAGTCTTATGCCCTAAAACTGGAGGACTATATGGCAAGACAAAACCACTTGATCTTGTATTAATGATACAGTCTTCTATCTCCGATTCAGCACCGTCATATAGACCCTCAGAGTCTGTGTAAACATCAGTAAGAGTTAGCACAGGAAAAGCAGATACAAGAAATGTAGTGTCTGATTCTCTCCTTGTGTCATAATACTCAGTATAACTATCTATCTTAAGACTTCTTTTCAAGTGTCTTTCTATCTGCATTGACACCGTGTTTATCCAGTTCACTACCATGAACCTTTGCAATCTCGTATCTGTAAGCGTGCTCCCGCCGATTGCTGCAAGATACCTTAACATCCGATTATACGATGTCAATACTAGCATTATACTATCCTTTTTTCTAACATACATACGACACAGTCTAGCACACTCAAAAACACTGTATATAGTAATTTATTATAGTGCAATAATATGGGGGCTAGACGCCCCCTTATTACTTAAAGATCAAACTGCAGACTCATTGGAGTCGGCTGTTCTCTTGAAGTTCCACCGATCCAGAAAGCTCCAAAGTCACAAGTGATATTTTCACCTTGTGTCTCTGTCCTTAAAAATAAGAAGCGCTTTGTGTCTTTGCACAAGATAGACCCTTGTCTTAGAGCTTCATCACTGTTTGACTTGATGTCAGGGAAACTTGCGCCTGACAGTTCAGTCGCAACTGTTGGGTCATTTGTTTCACTTTCGTAAATATCATTGATAAGTGTTCCAAGTGAATCCAGACTTAAAAAAGTACCGACATTGATTGCACACATACAATCATCATACTGCTGTGTATCAAACCCGAACTCTTGAGAGTCAGTAAGCGGAACGCTATTGTAATACACCGTTGCAGCAAGAATCCTTTCGCTTAAAAAAGCAGGAGTAATCAGAATCCCCTCCGCAGTCTTTCCATACCCTATGCAACCCATAATAAATCTCCTTGTATAAATTTCATTTCTTGATGTTTGTACTACAGCGCTCTAAAAAGAGCGCTTGATTACTTTTACCAGTTAGACTCTAATGTTTCTGCGCCATCAAACCCGCAAAAACTTGAAGGCCTTGTGCACAGACCGTCGTACTCTAAAAACATGACCATAAAAACTTCGTCATTCAATAGAGCAGAACGTCCAGTGCTGTCTGTTGCTTCTCTCGATATCCTGAAAATAGGATCTCTGAAAGTTGCAACCGCAAACTTGCTCCAGTCACCCGTGATCACTTTGCTACATGTAGAACTTGTGCCACAAGTAGAAAGCGGTATTTGAGTTGTCGCTTCTATAGAAAGCTTAAGTGCATTCTGTATAGATGCTTGATCTATCAAGATCTGAGGAAGTTTGAAAGCCTGTTTTGCAGCAGCCTGAGACGAATACATTTCTGTACGTTCCCGTAACATTCCCCACAAGACATTAGGGTGCATTATTGTACCGTATGTTGCAGAGTCTCTCAGTTCATTAGCACTTGCAAGCGCCATTTTCTGAGCAGCAAGATCATCAATTGACCACCGTCGGCCGTTTGTTGATATAGTCTTTGTCCCTGTCATTCTTGAGTAGTCTTGTAAGATACCTTTTGGCTCTGACTCTGACCCTTTTCCTGCAGTAAGACCATAAGACATTTTAACAGCAGCATCAAGTGTCATCTTTGTTTTAACGATCATCTCGATTGCATTGTTTGTCTGATAAAGTAGTCTCTCTGATACACGAACATAGACACCGATTTTCTTTGGACGTACCCATTCAAGCTTGAAAGTACTTTCTGTCTTTGCTGGCGCTTCTGTCTCACCGACATGATAAGCAGTCAAGTTCCCTTGATCGACAGGAATGGGCATATCACCTTTCAGTCCTGTGAACCTCATCACAGGCATTTTTTGTATAGCAACGTTTGCATAGACAGTGTCAATCACATCTCCCTGATAAATCTGTGGCGGAACAAGAACACCACCACTTGAACCATCAGACGAGCTATAGTCCTTACAAACTTTTGACTCAAATGCGGCTTCAGTGTCCCAATAGTTTTTCGCAGCACTTGCATCAATAGCCGAAATCGAGGCCTGGTAATTTTTAAACAGACCGACAAAATACTTTGACCAATTGAATTTTTCTTTTTCAAGCTCTACACCTGGCAGCCCGAAAGACTTTTTTGACTGTTCCTGCAGTTCTTTAAGTGCTTTTTCTGCAATGACAAGTTTGTCGTTAAGGTCTTTAATTTCTTTAGCAGAACTATCAGAAACCTCTTTTGTTTTCAGTGCTATAGCGTCTTCGACTTTTGTTTTGAAGTCGCCCAACATTGTCTTCAGTTCTTCTTTTTCAATAGGCATTTTTTTCTCCTTTTATAGTTTCAAGACGTTTTCAATTTCAGAGATGTCATAGAGTGACTTCACTTGCTTGTGCTCGATAGCCGAGACCGATTTATCGATTCTCGTTATGAGAGTGTCGCACTTTTCAGTCATAGTACTTGTCAACTCCTCTACAGATTTTTTCAATGTCTCTATCTTTTCATATACTTTACTGATCTCTTTAAAAGCTTCACCTAATGACAAATTAATAATCACTTGTTCACTCTTCACTTCTTTATGTTCTTCATCTTCTTCAGTGACAATCTCGTCTTTAACAATCTTGTCTACATCAAAATCTGGTAAAATTGTTGTTTTTTGTGTCTTGAAAAGCACAGAGTCAAATACGTCTACAATCTCTTGCTTAAACAATTTTTCAAGTGTTGCTGTGTCACTCTTACTTATAGTATCAAGCATCATTTTTCTATCTAAAGATTTTAAGTGTGTCGCAAGCGCGTCTTGATTTGCAGGGACTGAACAAGCTGAATGTTCAAGTTTTGATATTTCAAGATACTCAACGCCATATTTCCCGAGCCCGATTTTTTTTCTTTCTTCGGGCGTGTGATCATATTTTGCTTTCATCGGTAAAAATCCGATTGAAGCACCGGGCATTGCTCCAGACTTGATCAGCCTGAAGACCAAATCAGACTTGCCTGATGTGTCAACATTGTTGTCGAGGTATAGATCCCAGGATTTCCATCCGTTGATTGTTTTGTCAAGCCATTCTTTGATTGAGTTGCCAATTGGTGTCGATGATTTGTCATGAGCAAAAAGTACAACAGGGTTTTTTCTATATTGATCATTATTGACACCTTTTGCTCTAATGATGTCACCGTCACGATCGCATGCCTCAGTTGTAACAACTCTTTCAATTACTCTATTTTCATACCCAGGAACGTACTCTAAAAAAGACAGTTCACAAAGCTCTTTACACTTTTCAGCAGTCATTTTTACTAAAGCTGTCTTAAAAGTGCTCGGCATCTCTTTATACTGCAAAAGAGCACTATCAGTCTTTTTTTTAAAAAGCTCAAGTTCTGTAATGGCGCCATATTTTGTAAACAGTTCATTTGTTAATGACATTTTTTAGCCTCTCTTTTTTATCTGTAAAGATCGCTCCTTCTTATGTTCGCTTACACCTTCACGATCAGTCTTGTTATACATAATCATACTGTTTCAATCCACGCGCCCGTGAAGGCGCGACCTTATATAGTCATATTACTCAAATACAGCTGAAAACGAGCACCGACAATTGATCACTTCAGCAGCTGCACCATCAGGGTCTCTTGGGAACTTGAGACCATTGCCAAACCTGTCCCCGAACAAAATCACTTTGTTGTTCTGTGCTGCATGTGAACTTCTTACTTTCTCGTCACTCGCTGTCACCCACTTTATTTTTTCTATCTTTTCTTGCTTAAAAATATCATTTCTTGTCATGCTTGCTATAGTACCCATTTCAGTACGTGCAATCGTTTTAGAACTTGACATCCCACCGAGATCAAAATCACCGTGAGCAACTACAGTTTTTCCGAGCCTGACTTCATATACTTCTTCTACAGCAGTCTTTATCTTTTTCTGTAACTCAGTAACAGTAAGACCCTCTTCAAGCGATAACAAAGTCACAGATTCAATAGCATCTCTTGCTACAGAAAAAGTTTTTGTATTTATCTGCTTTAGATATCCAGACCGTATTGACGTCCAGTAAGCAACTTTAGTGCCACTAGCATCCCAAGTAATTATCCTGTCAAGTTCACTTTCAATATGCTTGCGCTCAAGTGCAACTTGTACCTTGATTGATCCAGTGTAGATATCTCTTAGTATTTCAGTCTCTTTAGCATCATCGGGTATAAGTTCCCATGTCTTGACATCAAATTCTTTTATAAACGATTTGTTCTTGACATACTTGTCTATATTATTTAATATGATATTTCGCTGTCTATAAAAGTACTTATCAAGTTCAGCACGGAAAATCTTCTCAGCACTTGAAAGCACGCTCTTGACATAGTGATCAGAATAACTATTGTCATCAGCTTTTACTATCTCTACTTTTTCACTCTTTATTTCTGCAGCTTGTGTTTCGATTTTTTTTGGTTGTTCATCTAAAAATGGATACTTCGCTATATCATCTTCTTTAAGCGTAATATTTGCTATACGCATGGCCAATGACGCTGGCAAACCGACTTTAGTGACAAGATCACCAGCGACAGTAGCTTTTTCTTTCATGTCACTTGACAGTGCAGGAATGTGATCTATAAAACTTGTCAACTTGTACTTGTTGTTTTCAATGTTATGTATCCACTGATAGTTCAGTGCATCAACGATTATCTCGTCCATCGGTATGTACGTATCATACCAAAGTATCTTTCTTCCCTCGCGAATTGTCGCAAAATTGATGTCCTCGTAGTCTCCGATGGCAATCCTGTTTAAACCATACGCTCCAAGTATCTTTGACCGCGACCACTTTTGTTGTTCAAGATATCCCATCTCCATTGCGCTAATGGCAAATTGTTCATACTTCATACCACCAGTGAAAAAAGCAACGCGGCGACGGTTTGGCCCTGTGCACTCTTTATAGTACGTCTCTTTGACATCGTCAAGTGCTACCTGGTCAAGGTCATTATTTGTAGTGAAAACACCGTCAAGCCGACCGTCATTCATAAAATTACTCTGGTTATACAAGTCAGCAAGTGCATCTACTTCCACAGAGTTTTTAATTGGAGTGTAAGCACTCATACCCTGCAACAAATCGTATGGGTTTACAATGTAGACTCTGATTATTTCATTATTGGCAAAAAATGTCTTTGTGTTCGAGTGTCCAGGTATTTCAAAAATCCACCCTGTCATTTGTCTCATACCTGATTTTGCACTTGTCTTGTCAAATGCAGGAGAAAAATAGTTACATGGATACGGGAAAAGCTCTGAAGGAATCTCGCCCTTGTCAAGCCGCACTTTATCATCAGTAACAGTGTTCCATGGGATAATGAAACACTGACCCCCAGAGCCCCTGTCTGGGTTTATAAGCAAGTATGAAACAATAGTTTGTATAAAGACTTTGTGCGTCATCAGTGAGTTTGGCTTTTCGAGAAGCGAAAGTACAGCGTGAGAATCTATAGCCTGCTCTGTTTTCTTGTCTGTAAACAAATGTCTCACTTGAGAAACATTGCGGGTGATCGCTCTTATACATGCAAATACCCACACATGATTTTCAAAAGGCTTTTGTAAAACATCTCTCACTGTTGTCTTGTCACTTGCAGTGCTTGTCCAGAACCCAGGGTCAAGGTTAGACACTTGAGATGTCTTTACTATATTGTTTCCATTACTATCAAGGATTTTAGAGTATTTTTCTCTCATAGTTTTGTTCCACTTATTGCAACACTGATTGTCTCAGTAAAAGTTGACGGCAAATACCCAGAACCAAGCGTATAAAAATCACTTGCAAAAAACATCTGATATCTTGTTTTTATAAAATCAAGTGATAATGTCTTATTACACACTCCCATCTCGTCTATATACCCGGCATACGACCTTTCTCCATCTTGCCTGTTTAAAATATATGTATTTTGTGCTTGTGCAGGGTCAGGTCCGGCGTCTTGGTCAGCTGCACCAGATATGACTCCGTTTAAATAAAAATTGACCTTATTGTCTAAAGAACGATTCATTACAAGGTGGTTCCATGTGTTGAGCTCAAATGCTCCACTTGTACACACTGGTGACACGCCACTTAGTGTCTTGTAAGTCAGTACAAGTGTCGAGTCTAAGATGATATATATCGGTGTAACACTATCACCTTCGAAAAGTCTTTTTGCAGTTGCTGATGTAGCGTAAAAAAGTACCTCAAATGAAGCAGCTCCTTCACACATTAAGCACCCTGCCTTATATAAATTATTTCCTGCGACAGCGTTCGAATATGCACCCTTGTAAAACTTTCCGTCTGAAAGACTTACGCCTGTGCTACTATCAAGTGATCCGACAACACCTGCAGTCAGTGACGTGTCAAAGGGCAAATACAATGTATACCCGCTGTCTGTATGAGACTTTGAGTCTGGAGGACAATTGATTGCTTTACCGTGACATAAAAGAAAAGTCTTGTCTTTCGACTTAAAAGCTGGTCCATTGAATCGTACTATGTAAGTGTCAGCTGAAAAATAATTATATGAATGCAAGACAGTGTCAGTTTCTTGATCATATACAGCTACGCTTGAAAAAGCTGGATTAGTGGGATCAAAAGAATTGTACCATGTCTTGTCAGCGACAAAACGTGAACTGAGATTCAAGTGATAAGAAAAGTTAGAAAGATTATCAGATACTCTTGACTTGTTCACTGTCACTGGCACTATATATTCTGTTCCGTCTGGCAATCCCATAATTACACTTTCACATGGATTGTCTTAAGTTTGTCTGTCCTTGCAGCGACTATAGTGCTGATCCCTGGGATAACATGAAAAACTCCGGGTGCTATAGTTATCGTCTGTTCTTCTGCAGAAGTGTACCCTGCGCCATAAAAAGCTATGCTTGCTATTTGCATTGAATGAATCTTGCTTATGTTGATAGCTTCATCAAGTTCATTGACAAATTTGACGTCAGTACCAGCATCAATGTATGTTGACACATTCTTTATCCACCCGTCTTGTTCTTTTGCCCCAGCACACGTTGGCACTGTGATTTTTTGTTCAGACATATAGTTCTTCCTTTGTTATGCTGCTATATTTACTTTACAGCCTGCGCGATCTCTTTCTGTAGCGTACCTCAGTGCAGCTATCAAGTGATCATCAGATTCAGCGGGCTCTTGCATAGTTTCTCCAGACTTTGACTTTTTCCATTGATAAGCAGACAGTTCGTTTATCATATCTGTACATCTCTTGTCTACATAGATTTTTTGCTGTTGTAGCCACTGTAAAGAGTGCCACACAGAATCTGGACCTTTTTTTGCAGGATAAGCAGAAATCCGATTCTCTCCAGCATTTCTGAGCTCTTGTATAGATTTCGGCTCAGCACTATCACACCAGACTGTGTTGTCTCTTACTGTAGCCTTAGCTTTTGCTGCAAGAACGTCATTTGTGCCGCCACGTATGTAAAAGCCCTCTTGTATGTAGATCTCTTTCTTGCTCTTTATATACCCGACTTTGATCACTGCAGCTGGGTCAGATGAGAACCCAAAGTCAATCCCGTATCTTGTCACATCAAATTCAGTGTTTTTACAGTCGATTATCTCCCATGTGTTGAAAATTAGATCGCCCAAGACGCCCCATAGACCGTCCCTGTATACTTGACCTTGATACCCTGAGAGAGACATGATGAAATTGATGTCTTGCTGTGTCAAGAAAGCATTATCTTTATAAGTAGTTCTAAAGATAAGTTTTTCTTTATTATATAAAAACCCTATGTCTTGACCTTTGAAATGTTTTTTTGCTATCCAATGCGTTTTTAATGTCGGGTTAAAAGTGTAAACCGATCGCTTTATAAGACTTGTCTGCCCACGCATTCTTCTATGTAATTCAAAAACTTTGTCTTGACTTGTCTCTGTAGCTTCTTCTACTCTCAAGTCAGTGAGTACGCCGTTCGCAGGCGTTAGAGACTTGATTTTCTCTACATCGTCAAGACCCCTGAAAAAGAAAGCACATTGCGTCGGCTTGTAGACAAGCTGCATGTCTCCTTGTCTGATATCAAAATAATTTGTCAAGCCCCACTGTTTGATCACTTTACATCTCTCTTCGAAGACTGATTGTCTTAAAGTGTTGCCTGTGTTTCGTACTACTAAAAAATTTCTTTCTTCATTTACAATATCAATGATATCTCTTTGTGCAATCGCCACGCTTTTGCCAGATCCAGACCCACCGTACAAAATCGAAAGTTCTGATGATCGGTACGGTTCTGTGAACAAAAAGCGGTACGATGTGTTTATCCACGCAAGTGGCAGTGTTAAATTAAACATTAGTAATAATTTCAGAGTTTTCAGTGTCATGTGTTTTCTTTGGTATAACAATTTTTCGCTCTTCGTCTTTTTTTGAGTCAAGTGTTATCTGTATTTTTTGTACATTTTCAAATTCGTGTACAAGTGTTTGTTTTTCTAGCCCGAGCCACTTTCCGAGCATTTCGTGCCCTTTTAAATAAACGTGATCAGTTTTGCAAGTCAAAAGTCGTTTTTGTACGTTGTTTATAATTTGTTCACGTGTCCATATAAGTTTTGATTCTTCTGTTTTAAAAGTAGTTTGTCTTAAGTACTCGATCCTTTTTTTCACTGCTGGCATTCTTACAAGTTTATAAAGATAACAAGTGTTTCTGCCGTTTCTTGTACTGATGACTTTCTTGTCGACATCGGGATGAGAAAGATAATCCTGAATTACAGCTTCAGCTTTCACAGGGAGTGGTAAAGAGCCGTCTAATGTGACGCGCTTTACAACACCTTTTTTTATTTTCTTCTTAGTTTTTTTTTCAGCTTTCATATACACTTGTCACTTGTAACTATGTACATAAAACAATATACTATATAGTCTAAAAAAGTGTTCTTTTTTTTTCAAGTATTTTCTTGTTGACCCGATCTCTGCTATAAACCTTGTCACCAGATCCTCTCTTGTGTTAGTTAGACATATCTCTAGCACATTCAAATGTGTTGTAAATGGTTTCCTATGGCTACAAGACTAGAGTGTGCTAGAAGTCATCTAATCCTACAATTATTTCACCATTTTTATAATATGTTTTTAGTGCAAGAATTTTTTCAATCGAGTCTTGTGACAGCTCTATACCCTTTCTTTCAAGACCCTTGATCACGCCCTTTGTTGTAGAGAAAAAGAGCTTGTGCACTTCTTGGCTTTCTTTCTTTTCTTTATATAAGACTATAAGTTGATACTTGTCATATGACAAGATTGCTCGATCTGATAAGTCAAAAAGTTTTGTAGAAGATGTCTTCATTTTGTGTGCCACGCTTTTTTTTTGTAGTCTTTATTAATCCTTTTGATCAATTTTGCAAGTGATTCTTTAAAAGTTGTCTTTGTTTTCATTGTGTTGTTTCTTGTTAAGCAAAAAAAGTCTTTTCTGGTTCCGAGTTAAACTTTCAAAGAAGTTTTTTTCTGTAATGTCTTTTTCAAATTTTTTTTCTATTTTGTCTATATCAAGTGCAGAGCCTTTTTCTTTGACTAATTCTTGTAAAAGTTTTGTGTAACTAATATAATGTTCAGACACTTTTCTTCCTTTTTTATATAAATTTTTTATAATAGCTTTAAAAAAGTCTCATTTCTTTTTCAAGAATACCATTTGCATGTTTGCTTTTTTCTTGACTGTTTTTTTGTTACTTTTTTGTCTTTCTTTCTCAGCATATTTTTCATCCATTTTTAAAAAGTCTTCTACTGTTTTGTCGTATGTCATTTTATTCTCCTTTCTCTACTACAGTTTGTTTGCTTTCGTAAAGTCTCATTTTGTCTTTTTCTTTAACGATATCAATTTTTTCACAAGACTCAAAATCTCTTGTTTTTGCAAAACTTAATGTAATACAATTTGTATTTTTGTCAAGTTGTAGCCCGATTATAGTGTCTGAAACGTGACTTAGTTTGTCGCTCAAAGCTGCATCGATTGAGTCTACTTCTTTTCCAGCTAAATGTCTTTTGTGAGACTCTCGATTAAATTGACTTGCTGCTAAAATTGGTATTTGTCTTCTACGCGCTAGACATTTAAGTTCCTGACAAACAATCCCGAGTCTGTCTTTTTCTTCAAGTCTACCATACCCATTGTCTGGAGTCATATAGTAAATTGGGTCTATAACTAACAAGTTGATTTTTTTATTATAAGTTTTTTCTATTTTTTCGCACTGGTTTTCTATAAAACTTGAACTACAGTCTTTAAGAGCGTCAATAAATCCAAAAAAATTATTTTTTTTCTTGAACTCTACAGTTTTTTCTTTAAGCATTTTTAAATCGGTGTCGCCCATCATGTACGGCTTTTTTACCATTTCATAGTCAAAGTTAGAATGGAGTGCTACTAGTCTTTTTTCTTGCTGCGACTTGGGCATCTCAAGTGTCACATAAATTACGTTTTTGTTGCTCATATAAGCATTATAAGCAAGATTTAAAAGAAAGAGCGATTTCCCACTACCTGGACGTGCAAGAAAAAGCGTCACTTCTTCAGGTTGCCACCCATTAGTGATTCTGTCTAAACTTTCATACCCAGAAAAAACTCCGTGACACACATCTCTGTTTTCTTTCAAGAACTGTATATTTTTTAAAAAATCGTCTATGCTTTCGTGCATAAATTCAAGTTTGCTCAGGCTTTGATTTTCTAAACCAAAGTCTTTTCTTGTTGATTCGATTGTGTTTTCAAGCCCATTTAAAAGAGAGTCAAACTTTATTTCATTTTTTTGAAAGTCGTTTTTAAATTTTTCAAAACTTGACTGATAGGAATGAAAAAGCTTTCTTTTTTTGTAGATTTGATAAAGAACATCGACTCTAGCTTTAAAAGTTTTTGTTTCAAACTTGCATGCAAATATTTTTTCTACAAAAACTACTGTTTTTTCAAATTTTTCTTTTGTCTGCTCTTTGTTTTTTAAAAGCTCAAGTAAGCTTGTCTTACAAAGAAAATCTTTTGTGTTTTTGTAGAACGACATAATTTCTGAAAAAATTTCTACTGCTATGTCTGAGTAAAAAATTATCGCGGGTATCTTAAGTGCTTCTAAAAAATCTAAGTTCTCTTTAATCTCAACTTTAAAAATATAATCAAGTGTGACATGTTCCTCGTCAAACAAGACTTGTCTTAAAGTTTTATGCTCAGTCTTGATTGAGCAAAACGGTTCTTCGTGTCTGCCTAATTCTACTACTTGTTCTGCTTTTCTTGATATCATACTGCTGCCTCTTGTAGTTTTAGTTTTTCTAGCTTTTCTGCGTCTAGTTTTCTTTGACATTCTTCTTCGCGTTTTTTTCTGAATTCCCTTTCCTCTAAAATCTTTTTCTTCTGCTTTTCTTGACTTTCTTCGTAAATTCTTCTTTCAGTTTTCAGTGACCTGATCGTTTCAAAGTTTTTTTCTAAAAAAACTAAAGTGCGTATTGTGTAGAAATCTGAGTCAAAAAGATTCTGTATAGAATTTTTTAGATCTTTATGTGTCACATAGTTTGATAACCGCCTTAGTGCTTCTCTTTCAGAAGGAGACTTTAAAAAAGTATACTCATATTCTTTTGTTGTTTCGTCTATAAGCTCCCACCATGTTTCAAGTCCGTCTGTAACTTGAGTCGCAACTGAGGGCCGGGCGGGAGAGCCGGTCCTGGTACATTGAGGTAAAACGGGATCTGAGGTCAATAGGCTTCTTTTTTTTCTTTTTTTTCTTTGAATCATAGGTGTCTCCGTAAGTTCAGACACAGAAAATGGTTCAAAGTTGCTTTTGTCTGTTATATTTATATGGTTTGTTAGTATTTCGTTTGTTAAGAACGCGCGCGAGGAAACTGAACCAGTCACACCATCTTCAAGTTCAGTAGCTGAACCAGTCAACACCGGAAACTGAACTGGTTCAGTAGCTGAACTGGTTAAGTAGCTGAACCAGTCAACACCATCTTCAAGTTCAGTAGCTGAACCAGTCACACCATCTTCAAGTTCAGTAGCTGAACCAGTCACACCATCTTCAAGTTCAGTAGCTGAACCAGTCAACACCTGAAACTGAACTGGTTCAGTAGCTGAACTGGTTAAGTAGCTGAACCAGTCAACATTAATTTTATAAAAATTATTTTGGCCCTTTTTTGTTATTTCTATGACTTTTTTTTCTTTAAGTTCTTTAAAAGCTAAAGATAATCTGTGTCTTGAACATTTTATAGAAGAACACAAAGTTGTAAACGAAGGAAAACATTCATAATCTTTGTTCGAAAAAGAAATTAGATCTTTTAAAAGATCAGATGCTTTTTTAGACAGGTCACTATATTGTTTTGTAGTGAACCATTCACTTTTGAAATACATATTTTCTCCTTAAACAAAAAAGGCTCTTGTTTTGCCGATCTCCCTCGCTGGGTCGTACAAAACAGAGCCTTCACCAAAAAAACTAGTATTCTTATACTTTTACAAATCACTTGCGAGGGAAACTTGCAAAAAGTAGTTTTTTCTATACTATAGCTTTTTATAATCACTTTACAAAAAACTTTCTAAAAAAAATGAGCCCCACCTTCTGGTAGGTTTTGGCGAAACAAGAAGAAGGCTGCAGCTCTTGGCTGCTGGGGCTCGTGATTTTTTAAAAAGAAATTCTTTCTTGTTTCGCCATGGTAGTAATATAATCAATTTTTTTAAAAATATACAAATTTTTTTTATTTTTTTAGTACTTAAAGTCAAATCCCATCTATTCTTTATCCGGTTGCAATGTTGCAACCACGGGTGTTTTGATCCCGATCTTAATGTTTTCAAGTTATAGACGTATACCTTTGTCCAGAACCTTGGGGCAATATTGCCTCAAGGCCCAACTTAACCCCTGCTTCTTGTATTTCTTTTGCTGAAGCTACAGAACGACCAGAAACACTTAAAATTATACATGCTTGATCTGTTGCTTTTCCAGTACCCTGGTGCAATATTGCACTACCTTTTTTAGGTCTACCAGTTTCTTCACGTTTTTTTTTACAGCTTGCACTTTTCGACATTCACTTTTAAGACAGAAGGGAGGCTGCAGCTGGGCTGCTGGGGCTCGTGAATCTTTAAAAGAAGAGACAAAAACTTTATAACCATATAACCTTATGGTGAACAAATTAGAATGTGCTAGCCAATGTCGCGCACTAGTTTGCGTATGTATTCAAGGCCTTTAGGGGTAGTAAACGTTTGCACCTTAGCACTTGGCAACTTATCACCCAATGGGATTACTATTGTCTTTACTACAAAATATCCATCGTCTACAAAATTCTGGTATGGCACATTTTGTCTAGCACCACGCATCAACACTTTCTTGTCACGCAAGAGCTTTGTCAAATTATTCCTACCCATACCAAGCACTTTAGCCACTTTTATCCAGTCAAATAAACCATCAGCTTGCATTAACTGCTCAAATGCCAGTACTTTGGGCTGCTGCACTATCAACTTTGTTGCTTGTTTCTCAAGCATTTCAGCTTGATCAGCTGCAAGCCGTAAAGCCTCTGCAAAAGTAATAGGCACCTTAGGCTGCAAACTATACGACCCTGTCTTACGTATGGAAGGAATCACTTTCTCAGCTATCCATAACTGGAACGGAAGAGCTTTCGGGGACCTTACTTTACTAAGGTAAAAATACAACCCAGGCTCATTCAAATAATACGTAGGTTTGTCTCCAAAGCTGGTGTACTCGAGATACACCACCTTCAAATGGTTGGGAACAAAGGATATCGACTTATCGCCTTGCCAACTTAACCCAAGCAGCTCACATACATCCTTTGCTTTCCAATAAGGTTCACCATTCTCAAACCTTATCTTTACTTCATTACCCTCAAACACAAACTGCTGCACATCCATACTTTTACGCTGTATCATACAGACACCCTTTCTATGATTTCATAAAAACTTTCTAAAAAAAAATGAGCCCCCTTGCTTAGGTGGGTTTTGGGAACACAAGAAAAGCAAGGTGTGACTTTTAGTCACTGGGCTCGTGATTTTTAAAAAGAAGTTCTTTCTTGTGTTCCCATGGTAGTAATATAATCAATTTTTGTTCAAGTGTACAAATTTTTTTATTTTTTACAGCTTGCACTTTTCGACATTTTTCTCTACATAGGCAAAAAGTCTTGACTTGATTTTTTCAAGGCAATCAGAATGATCAAGATTACTATACTTGTCTATAAAATCATAGATCAGATTTTTTAAATCGTACCGTGAGTAAGTCCTGTTCAGTCTCTTGTTAAAAAAAGTATATACAGGCTCAGAAATGTAAATGATTTCTTCTATGATCACAGCGTCTTGATCACAAAAAAA